AGGCCCACCCCTCCCCCCACCACAGCGAACACAGCAACATCAGCTCTGAACTTCTCGAGCTTGGGGAAGAACAGCATGCCTTGAGCCTTGAGTGTTGCCTTCGCGTCTATCTTGCGCCCTGTCCTCGAGATCATGTCCCACCCAGGATCCCCACGCAGGTAGTTCGTGAGGGGTAGCTCTATGCCCAGCCACTCAGCCACTGCTATCTCCCCACACACACCAACATGATCTGTCTCCCACGACGTAACGTCCTTGTTCACTGCCATGTCATAGATCCCATTGGCTCGCTTGTCCCCATTGCGTGTATGCGTGTGTAGATCGATCAGCTCCTCCACCACCACGTACCCCTGCCCCACAGGGGTGAGCTGCTCCTGTGCTACAGCTACATGCCAGCCGTATCCGAAGTTCACAGGCTCACAGGTACGAGCGAACTGCTCCTGCTCCATCCACCCCACCACGTATGCGTCCAACCGACCGGCCCCGCCTGCCTACCCTACGTTCACTGCCACATCTTCTTGCGCGACTGCCAGTTCCCCTCGTCCTTCACCACGCGCACGCCCTCGAGGAACTTCTCATGCGCCCCGGACACATACGCCATCCAAGGTGACCAATCACGCCCCTCGTCTGAGAGCTGAAACGCGAACCCCGCGTTCCCAACAGGATCGAACGCCTCGGTCGCGGAGATGCTCCCCTCGTGCACGCTGTTGATCTGGAACAGCCCACGATCTACCGACGCAACCTGCCCCTCCTTGCCGATGTTGTCGTGCCACGCTTCCACATACCTCCCGGATTCCGCGCACATGACCGCGACGGCCGTCACCAACTTCTCCTTGCGAAACCCGGCCACCCAGCACAGCGCGAGTGCTTCCTTGATCGTGAGCTGTTCACCGGCCAGCGGCATCCTGTCCTCCCTCGTATCCAGCCATGTCGTACCTCGTAGCACAGGAGGCACAACGTGAATCGTAGTCGTCAGGGTTCCCTGTGAACGGGCGTTTCCGATCCGGGGTCCACATCCACAGATCGCGTGCCACCCTTCTCCACGAGAACGACCAATGGATCGCTCCGTTCCCGCAGTCGACACACGGATGCGTTCGTGCCGGGCCTCGATCATTGTGCACGCGGGCATGCGCGGTTCGGTATGTGGGCTTGTCTGTTCTTGACCCTAACCTCGGTCCTCGGAGAGCTGGCACAACCTTGCCGGTCTTCGCTGCGCTAATCTTCGCGCTCCACTCCGGTGTGTGCTCGACCAGCTTCAGAGAACGAGACAGCTTCGCTCGGGATTCTTCGGAGAGAGGTTTGCGATCGCGCTGCCCTTCGCGTATTGCAGCCCGGTGCTGCTCCGTCCGTTCATAGACGCCCCGCGGCACGCGTTCGAACCTCCTTGTTCGTCTTCGCGCTGTGGCAGCCGCGACAAAGACCTCTCAGATTCACCCGATCGAACGGTGGCCCACCCTCCTGCAACGGGACAACATGGTCGACATCGGTCGCAAGCTCGAAACAACCAACCTCCGCGCACCAGGGTTGATCCCGTAACACTTCGCGCCGCAACCCCGCCCACCTTCGCGTCTTGTACACCCAACGCCAGTCCGATCCCGAGTGCAGCACGTTGTCCCGGATCGACTTCGCCGCGGCCTGCACTCGCGTATGCTCCGCGCAGTACGGTCCGCTCGCCGCGGAGACCAACACCCCGCAGCTCACATCCGCGCAGGTCCGCAGGAACCCCTTCAACCCGACCCCGACCCCTCGTACCCGAGACGCAGCACCAGGAACGCGATCGGGACGTGCGGCCACGGCTTCTGCCGGATGACCCACTCGCGTCCGAGCACGACCCAGTGCCGCGGCTCCTCCAGGTTGTGTTCGTCGGGCGTCAGCTTCCCCTCGCGATCAGACCGCTGGAAGGTGATCCGCTCACCGACCGCCGGAGCAATCGAACACGGCACCGGCCCGTAGGCCAGCTCCGTGCCGTCCGGCAGCACCAACGCCAGGTCGACGGAATCCATCGGCTCGCGTTCACTCACGCGATCTCCTCCGGCCGCACGTAGTTCTCATCGAACCCGAGCGCCGCACCCGCCAACCACTCCACGAGATTCCGCAGCGCCTCGTTCTCCGTGTGCCCGAGACCCGCGGCCTGCTTCCCGCCCGCCTCATCGATCACAACCGTTGCGATGAACATCTCCTTGTCGAACCCGTAACTTCCCGCCTCCACCGTGCGAATCTCGACCTCGCTCACAATCCCGCCTTCCGATTCACGCCCGCGTAGTACAGGTTCGCCGCGGCCGCCGCCAACAGCACGCCCATCCAGATCCACTCACCCGCCAACGCCCAGATCACCGCCCCGAACAGACACAGGCCCGCCAGCACGTACCCGAGCTTGCTCACTGCGCCCGCTCCTGCGCCCGCTTCGCGGCCACAAAGTACAGGCGCCCGAGGTTGGTCACCTCGAACATCCCGCCACCGAGATCCCGCACGTATCCGTTCCGAACCCACCGCGCGATATCGCGCTCGCCCTCGGGGGGAACCTCCACGACACCCTCGAGACCCACCAGGATCATGCAACGTCCTCCGGAGCAGCGGGCGGTATCGGGATCACGCCCCCGGCGGGCGATCCCTCGTACCGGTAGGTCTCGAGTTCGTCATCAGCGGGGATCACGACCTCTTCCTCCTCCGGACCCAACACCTCGAGGATCTCGTCCTCGGACTTCTCCGCGTCCAGCATCCGACCGACGATCTCGATCTCCTCTGAGGTCAACACCCGCTCGAGACGCCCCTCCGCGACAGCAATCATCTCTCCCAGCGTCTTGCTCATTCCAGCTCCTGTCTCAGCGGTTCCGCGGCGAAGGAGAACTGCAACGTGTCCCCCGCATAGACCGCGGGCCATCCCGACCAGACCTCATCGGTCATCACGACCGAACCGTCCGATCCATGCAGCCGACACATGTGCATCCCCTCAGCACGCTCAGCCACCGGCCCGGATATCTGTGCGGTCACGACGAAGGACCGATTCCGCATCTCGATCCGAACGACCGGCGCGATCACCTCGTCGAACACGACCGTTCCTAGAGCGCCCACGTCCACAGCAACACCAACCCTCCGACAATAACCCCGAACAGCACCGCCGCGGCCGCCACCCGCTCAAACGGTGCCTCCCGATCCGTTGCGGTGAACACGACCAGCCCGAGCAGCATCGCGGTTACCCCGGTTGCGATCGCGATCCTCACGCGCCCAACAGCCCTTCGGGGATCCGCAGGTCCGTCTGACACACCGGACAACTCGCGCCGGGACCGTGTGTGTACTCCGCATGGTGGCGGGATAGCGCGGCCTTCACCCGCTGGAGTTCCTCACCCAACGCATCGTTCACCCGGCGCTTCTCGCGGAGGCGGTCCCGGGCCTGTTGGAGTTCGGTGCGGAGGGCTTCGACTTGCAGGTCGCCCAGTCGCAGACCGTTCTGGGCCTGTTGGAGTTCGTAGCGCAGGGCGTCCCGATCCAAGTTCGCAGCAACGAGATTCCCCTGAGCCTGTTGGAGTTCGTCAAGAATGCGGCGGTGCTCCTCGAACGCGGGCGCGACGATCGCCTTAGCCTCCGCGATAGCTTCGGTGCTACCGGAGTCGAAGTCCTCCGCGAGCGTTGCCTCCAACCGTTCGAGCGCCTCGTGCACCGCCTCAGACATCCGACCACACCCGCAGCTCCGCACGCGCGCGATCCAACCGCCGGATCGCCGGACCCAGCGCGGTCGGCCGGTCCCAGTCGACGTTGTAGCCCGACAACACTTCCTCGGCCGCCGCGTACGCCTCGCGCACCCGCTTGAGTTCGGCGAGCGTCCGGTCCAGCTCCTTGATCGCCGCGACCCGGTCCTCCCCCGCCGCCTGCAACAGCGCCTCCCACCGGAGGCGCTCGTCATGGGAGTGCGAGTGGTTCACCAACCACGCCATCGAATCGATCCCGCCGACGATGACCGCACGCGCATCAGTCATCGCAGCAGCTCCCGGATCTCGTCCTCGATGTGCTCGTGAAACTCGATTAGGTCATCGGTCGTGATCGGTCTCCGCACCATCGGCGGCCGGATCATGACCGCACCGGCCCGCTCGAGCAGGTCGACGGTTTCGTCATCCACCTTCTGGCGGATACTCGTCCCGCACTGCGGACACTCGAATCGAATCTCCAGCTCGGCGACGTCGACCGAGATCAGCCGCGGGACCACCTTCAACACCCCGCACGTCGGACACTCCACCTGCACGATTGCCACACACGAAGTATTCACCCGCTGCCCCCCTTCCACCAGCGCCGCGGTCGCGGCTCAGAGATCCACGCGTTGTAGGCGGCCTGCTTCTGCTCCATCTTGGAATCCCACACCGCGGTGTGAATGATCCCGCGCGCGACCTCGGCGTTGTAGACCGCAAGATCCCCCCAGAGCTGATTGAACTCCCGCTCAGTTCGGTTCACGGCTCTCCCCCCGACGATCGGCCTTGCCGCGCGCGGTACGGAAGTAGAACCAGAACTTGATCCGCGCGATGCGTGCCCAGAACCGGTACACCAGCATCACCAACCACTGCCCGCAATCTGCAGCGCCAGCCGCTGCACCTCGGCGGTGACATATGCCTGATCCCGGTAGACACCCGGATCCCCCGGCACCGGCATCAGCGGGACCAGGTCGAACGCATGCCCGCAATCAAACCCGAACCACCACGCCGGGTCCGGGTCACCCGGATCGACGACGTGACAGATACCGGTCTCGTCCCCGTCACACGCAGCGGCATACGTCAGCCCGCCGTGCACCTCGACATCGACGCCCGAGTAGCCCCGACCGTGCAGCGGGTGGGACTCGTCCACACCGACGTAGCCGCACCACGCACCCGTCGGCCCACGCCGGATCATGCACGCAAGTCCGGTTGCCGCATCCGGCCACTGCACCTTGTCCGGCTCGCCGTCCCACGGCCCCGGCGGCAGCTCCTTCTCGAACCGGTACTCGATCCGCTTCACTCCGACCCCCGACGACGCTCGAGCATGGCCCTGACTTCCCACCCGAGGCGGAACCACGTACCCGCAATCGCGATCGACAACAGAATCACCACTCGCCCCCGTTCTTTCCCGCAGGATGCCGCCGCCGTGCTCGAGCGCGCTTCGTCTTGTGCTCCTCGTGCAGCAGCACCGACCCCGCCACCCACACGGCCAGCAGGAACCCCGCCAGCAGCCCGAGCATGAAGTCCGGCCAGCTCACAGCTCGATCCACCGGCCTTGGTCGATCAGGATCTGTCGGTACACCTTGAACATCCGGTCCCAGTACGGATCGGTGTTGTGCTCCTTCAGCGAGAAGTGCCCGCCGTTGTCCCCGAGGATCGTGACGTGGATCCGCTCCCCGTCCTGCCAGATGCCGTGGTCGACATAGACCGTCCGCTCACCCTTCGGTGCGTTCCTGACTCGTGTGCTCATCGTGCTTCCTCCAGTCTCTTCTGCGCCTCCTTGACCTCGGCGATCTTGTTCGCGTACGGGTTGTCCCCCTCGAACGGCCAGTCCTGCCAGAGCTTCAGCAGCGGGATCCCGCCCGCACCTCCCTCGGTCGCGCGGCGCACGAGGCGCACATCCGCCCGGCGCTGCTTCCGCTCGGCCCGCGACCTCATACCGCAACCCGACACAGCGCACAGACATGCCACGCATCCGGCCGATCGAGCTTCGTGCCCTCCCAGGTGCTGTGTCGACGCACCGCCCCGCAGGCGCAGATGTCGAACACCCGCCGCGCCCACGCATCCGGCTCAGGAACGTGTTCGTGGTTCACCGGGACTCCTCCTCGGCCTCGATGTCCTCGAGCACTGCGCGGATGCGCGTCGAGGTTGCGGCATCCCCCTCGGTGAGATCCGGCCGCGACTCCAACCACGCGACCGCCTCGTAGCACACCGACCGCAACGCGCCGACCTGCTGGGCCAGCTCCGAGACCATCCGCTGCGAGAACTCCAGCGCGTCTTCTTCCACGGACGCGTCCTGGTCATAGAGCTGGAGCTTGCCCCGGCGCTGCAGCGCCGCGAGGTCGGCCTCGTACTCCTCCTCGCGACTCACCGCCCCCGCCGCGGCCGCAACGCTGGAGATCAGGAACCCGAAGAACAGCATGACCAGCCCCACCACCGCTACCCACCACCACGCGATCATCCGGGCATCCCTTCTTCCGCCAGCACCTTCTCGAAGACCTGCAGAACCGCTTCGTGTCCCAGCACGTCGTTGACCCACACGACCGACCCGAACCCTCCCGGTCCCGCAGACATCGGGAACAGCTCGCGCGCGACTTCGTTCAGTCGATGCATCTCCAGCGCCGGGACGTTCTTCGTCGCGACGATGCCCGACGCGCAGAATCGCTCCAGCCCGGTGATGGCGTCTACCACCCGGATCTCACGCTGGCACCACCGGCCCGGATCCCGGATCGTTTCGTACGCCTCCCGCAGCTCCACGCTCACAGTCCCCTCACCAGCCCTTCTGCCTCGGTGCGCCGGGCGAAGATCAGCCCCGACGCGAGTCGATCGATGATGGCCTGGGCGTAATGCGCCTCGACCAGGATGAACAGATCGTGCATCGGCTTGCGCGGATCCGTTTCGGCCTGCGGCACCCGGTCCAGCACGAAGTGCCGACCGTAGATGTAGCGCTCGACCTCGGACTGCCGGGCGTCCAGGTCGTAGCTGTTTCCCGACCGCACCGCCACCCGCAGGATCTCGTACTCGTTCATGCCGCCTCCCACCCGACCAGCTCTTGCATCATCCGCACGAACGCGTTCGCATCGGAGCGCAATAGGAACCGCGCGATTACGACAGCAGAAGTCTCGTCGTTGATCTGCTCGATCTCCCACCACAGCCCGTCGGTGCGGGCCTCGTTCTTGTTGACGCGCAGTTTCGTCATGCCGCCACCGCGTACCGGAACCGGGCGCCCACCGGCAACAGCGACTCGATCGAGGATTGCCCCGCCTCGGCGGGCAGCTCGGTGACCAACTCGCGGAGGTACCCGTCGGCGTCCTGGTAGGAGATCCGCACCCAGATCATGCCCGCCGCCTCCGCGCCTGCGCCAGCGGCACGACCGTGAACGCCTGGAGTTGCTCAAAGCTGATATCCGGCCGTCCGCCCCGGCGCTGCCGCTGGCGCCACGCCAGCAACTGCAGGTTGGCGATCCGCCGCGTCCCGGAGGTCACCGACACCCGTCGGCCGGTGCTCCGGTCGAGGTACACCCAGGTCTCCATACGCCTCTCCTTGCTCGCTCGGATATGTACCGTAACAGGAACGGGTGACACGCTCAACTACCTACGCCGCCACCTCCAGGAGGAACCGAACCTTCGCCGCGGCGATCTCGGCGCGGTACCTCTCCCGGTTCCAGGCGCTGCGCTCCACACGGCCCGCGCCCTTCAGCAGCGGGGCTGCGGCGATCCCCTCGAGGATCACCACCGCCCGCTCCAGAACCTGCCGATCTCCCTCACTCATCGTCTCCCTTTCTCGATCTGCCTCGCGCGGGGGTACACACCTGTCCTACGTGTCCGGTGTGCCTTAGCGACGCAACTCCATTCCCCTGGAAAGCAACATGGGGGTGCCTCCGGCCCTCTTCGGGTCTTCACATAGGACACCAAAGACAGGTGACACTCTAGAGGGCCGCACACACGAATCCCCCCGTTTGATCCCCCATCCGGGGGATGCATCGGACACGTAGGACACATAGGACACATAGGACACTTAGGACACTCACAAGATCATCCCGTACCGGGTACGTGCTTGGGTTCGTAGACATATTCGAACCTCCGGCGCTTCCTCCAGAGGTACTCCCCGTGCTCTCCGGTGTCGTGCCCGATCCACCCCTGCTTGGCGGCGCGGTCCAGCCAGCGCCGTGCCGTGCGCTCGTTCCACTCGAGGTGGTCGGCGACCTCGAGGGTCGAGGACGGCTTGCCGAACCACAGGACCGTATCGATCACCGCCGAGGTCTTGGACGCACTCTCGGCGTTCTGATTCCCCTGGTACTCGATCTGCCCGTCCGCGTTCAACCGGAAAGCGCTGCGGGCCTCCTTCGGCTCATGTCGACCCCCGATCCACTTCAGCTCCCGCGACATGCTCGAACCGGCCTCGCCGTCGAGGAACCACCCGTCATCGACGGCGCCGAAGATGTCGGTGCTCCCCCTCACCCGCTTCAACCCCCACGGTGAGTGCGCCAGAATCAGCACCGCGATACCGGCCTCCGACAGCGGCGTCAACTCGGTGATCGCCTCGTTGACCTTGTCCGAGGCGTTCTCCCCGCCGTCTTGAAACCCCGCCCAACGGTGCAGCACGTCGACCACGACCAGCTCGGCCCCGATGTCCGTGGCGCGGCCAACGACCGCGGCCACGATCTTGGGCCACGACACACCGGCCACTCCGGCCATCCCCCGGCGCAGGTACTGGAAACCGGGGTCATGCTCTTCGATGCCTGCACGCGCCATCGTTGCCTGGAACGTCGAGCGCGGCTCCTCGGTTAGGTACAGGATGTTCGCGGGTTCGACCGCGCGCTCCAGGAACCGTTTCGCGTTCCGGATCGCCGCGCACATCCCGACAGCGAACGTGGACTTCCCGACCTTCGGCAACGAGATGCACAACGTCTTGGACCCCGGGTACAGGATGTCGGAAACGATCGCGTCCTCGTCCTCGTCGGCTCCGGCCTCTTCGCCGGGCGATGTCCAGGGCAGGTCGTTGCTCGGCACGACGATGACCGTGGGCACGGCCGCGGGAACGATCGGCTCCTCCGGGTCATAGCGCCCGACGCTGGTCGCGATTGTGTGTATGTCGCGGTCCGGGAGAGGGGGCTTGCACCGGGTCGCATTCGTGACCAACAATGCCGCCTCGATCTCGGCCACACCCATCCCGCGGCGCCGCATCGTTCCCGCGAGCGACGTGAGCGCGGCGTTGCGACCGCCCTCGGCGATCGGTTCTTCCGGCAACGCCTCGGCGCGCGCGGGTTTGCGTCGGGAGGCTACCTTTGCGAACCACGCGGGCAGCGGCGCGAACTCATCCATGCCGCACGAAGACATACGTCGTGCCGTTCACGATCGACGGAGGCGCGACGACGTAGCCGCCATCACCGCGCACATCGACATGCGGGAGGAATCCCACCGCGGTCGGCACCTTGGTATTCCCCGGGTGCTCGAAGTACAGGTGCCGTCCTCGAGGTGTTCGGACCTCTTTCGTGAGCGGCACCTCGAGACCACGCATCGACGCCTCGCCCTCGGGGCCGTCGATGTCGAGCACGACAAGGCCGGAGATCGCCCCGGTCACGATCCCAATGTTGGCGTCCCCGTTGGTGAACCACGCGTCCAGCTCCTCGAGCGTCGGGCGCCGACGTTGGAACGGTTCCCATTCGATCGCGGGTCGCTTGCTGTTCCGCCCGAGCGGGATCACCGAGAACCCGTAGCGCTCGAGGTAGGTGATGGCAGCACTGAAGATCTCGGTCGACACAGCACACCCCCCGAAAGAAGAGAGACCGCCCGGCCCGTAGCTTCCCCTCCGGGCCGGGCGGTCCGCCTAGCAGCCCCCTAGAACGGCGGGTCTGTCGGCTCGTTCATCGCCGCCGACACCGTCGTCTCGCTGGCGACGTCGACCGCGGTGACCGTTCCCTGCGTCTCGGTCGTGGGGACCGAGCGCATGGCCGGAGCAACGTCGACCACCTGATCGGTCTCGAGTAGCTCCTGGGATCCCTTGTACTGCCCCTCGGCCTGCACACCGAGCTTGGCGAACACCTGCTTGCCGGTGATCGCGGCCGCCAACGCGGCGGGCTGTTGCTCATCCGGCATCAGCCAGACGTTCGTCAGGAACGGCAGGAACCCGCGCACCTTCTTCTCGAAGTAGAACTTCGCGCCGCGCGAGGCGGAGTCATCGGGCATGTTCAACGACACCGACACGAGGCGTCCGTCATCCGGTCCCCCGAGGATCTTCAGGTCGAGCCACACGAAGTCCTTGCCTTCGAGCGGGCGCGCATCGGCCACCTCGACCTTTGACTCCTGTGCTGCGACGACATCGTTGTCTGCGATGCCATCCACCATGAACTTGCGGGTCATACTGCAACCTCCTTCTCCCTCTCGGCGAGGGTGTCTGTGACGATCTGCATCATCGTCGTGATGTTCTGATTCCATCCGGCGGCCTCGGTCCAGGTGACGTCGATCTCGCCGGTCGGAAACGAGTGCGTGCGATCCTTCGCGATCATTCGAAACGGCACCGACTTCATGTCGAAACCCTGCTCGATGTTCTGGCGCCCACGCTGCGGGTGCACGAACAGCACGCGGCGCTCGCCGGTCTCGGTGTCGACGATCCGCAGCATGCCGACGATATCCACGAACCCCGGCACCGTCGCGCCGAGCTGTCCCGCCAGGTATGGCCCGACCTTCACCTCAGCACGCCCCCGTTCGGAGGTGCCGGTCAGGAAGCACAGACACAGCAGCGGGCGCACGGGGTTCGTGGACAGATCCCGGAACCGGCGCACGAGCGCCTCGCCCCGGCGGAACACGCTGCCCCAGTCCTGCGCGGTGAGCTGCTCGGATCCGGCGACCTCGTCCACGATCCGTTTCTGCAGCTCCGACAGGGAATCGATGGTGACCGACACGAACTCGTGCTGTCCGCGTTGCAGCCACTGGTACACGACCTGCAGATCCCGCAGCGAGGAGATCCGCACGATGCATGTGTCGGCGCCCGTCATGTCCGGCGGCGGGTCATTTGGGTTGTCCCACATGACCTTGCGCCCGAGCACGAACTCCGAGCCGCCCTCGACGTCAATGATCAACCGCGGCGCGGGCGTTGTTGCACCCAACCAAGACTTGCCCTCGCCCCAATCCGCGTGCACGAGGATCTTCAGGGGACGAATCGGGACCGCCTGCTTGATCACATCCTCGGGCTTGACCTTCACTGCTTCGGCCATTTACATCGTCCCCGTCTCGGCGGGCGCGTTCTTGTCGCGCACCGACATCCACTCCGACGGTGAGAACCAGTAGCTGTGTGTGCCGACCTTCGCCATCAAAACACCGCTCTCTTCGATCTCGAACGTGTCGATCGCGATCTCCTTCAGACCCTCACCGGCCCGTATTCTCAGGACGTATCCCTCTGTCTCACTCACGCGTCTGCCTCCTCCAGGTAACGGTCGAATCCCTGTCCGTGGCCGCTCGCGATCTCGTGACAACGAAGCGGACCTGCGGTTGTGACCATGTCGCAATCTCTGCACTTCAGCCGAATCTCGACGTGCGGCAGCCCTCGCCGCCTCCGGTTTGCCTCTCGGAGCTGTTTGCGGCCCTCGTCGGAGACGGACCACACTCGACCGTTTGCACGAGAGCGATCGTGACCGGCACGAATCGCAGCAGCATGCTCGGGACTGAGCTTCACACCAACATGGGCCTCGCTCATGTGGCGACGTGTCTCGGCGGTGTGCACCTTCCCGCTGTTGTGGTGATGCGAGTGGCACCCGTGGTGAACCGCAACAAGGTTGTCGGGGACGTCGTTGTAGTGGTCGTGGTCGACATGATGTACACGGAGTTCCCTGCGGGAAACAGGCTCGTGACACACGAAGCACTCGTACGGCCCGCCGCCGTTGCTGTCGACGAAGACATCCTTGTAGCTCATGCGTCGGCCTCTTCGAGGTACCGCTCGAACGGATCGACGTGCTCGTACTCGAAGTCCAAGACAGATTCAACATCACTGCCGTCGTCGAACAGAGGGCAAACACTGAAGAAGTCACACGTGAAGCGGCAGTCCCGTGCCGGTGTCGGGGGAGCGACCCGCTGGTGGGACTCCCCGGCGTCCAGGCGCGTGGTCGCCGCGCGGATCTCGAGCGCGATCGCCACGACGTGTCGCCAGTGGTTCCGCAGCTCCTCGACGTTGTGCTGGACCCGGTGCCGTGCATAGAACGGCGGGGTGGCCCGCGCGGTCCGTTTGACTCTTCGGAGCATGTTCAACACGGCGCCGTCCACCTTCGGGAACGGGGCGGCGTCCTGGGCGAGGATCTCGAGGTATTCCAGCAGGTCATAGGTCAGAAACTGCCGGTTGATCTGGGCGTATGCGGGCAGGTCGGTGAAGTTCGTGACCGACTTGTGCTCCAGGAACCCGGTCCACCCGTCGATCGTGTAGACCTTCCCGTCCAGGCGCCCGATCAGCACGATCCCGTCCCAGAGTTTCGCCTTGATGACACGCTCCGGCTCCACCCGCGCAAAGTCGGAATCCGCCCCGGTCTCCTCCAGCCAGGCCATGTAACCGTCGACCATGATGCCCGCCATCTCGGCGTCGCGCGCGATGTCCTCGGCGAACTCAGGGTTGGCCTCGATCATCGCGACCGCGTGATTCTTGACCCAGGCGATCGGCTCGAGGAACACACCGCCGCCCCCGTAGGCGCCGAGGTAATACTGCTCCAGCGCATCGTGCACGAGCGAGCCGACCGTCAGCGGGGAGGCGTACTCCTTCGGGCGCCGGAGGCCGCGGTAGTCCGCCAGCCACCACTTGCGTTTGCATCGGTCGAACGTCGCGATCGTGGATTGCGAAACCATCAGTCCGGGCAATCGATCCACCCCTCGCAGAGCGAGATCGCAACAGCCTTCGCCCGTGTGTGCACGCCCAGTCTCCTCATCGCGTTGTTCATCTGGGTCCGCGTCGTCTCCTTCGACAGACCCAGTTCAGCGCCCGCTGATTCATCCGTGAACCCGTTCGCGACAAGCTGCAGAACGCGTAGCTCCGCATCCGTCGGTCGACGGTATTCCACGCATCGCCCCTTCAACTTCCGCCCAAGTTCCCGCGTCTTCGACACTAGCACGCGGCACTGACGCGGTCTCGTAACCTCTACCGCAAACTCCGTACCGCTACGTAAGTTCTGCCGGGGTGACCTCGCGCATGAACTCGCGCAACACCGCCAGTGGCTCGAGACCTTGTCGGATCGCGCCGCGCGCCCACCGACGTGCGCCCTCGTTCGGTGTTGCATACCGCTCGATGAAGTTCAGGATCTGGATCTTCGTCATGTCGTCCTCCGGTACAGGATCAACGTCACGTACGAGCCTTCGGTGAACACGTCTGGGTAGCGCTTGCCCAAGGACTTCCGCGCGCCGATGTAGGTGCGCGATCGCAGCTCATGCACGTAGGACAACAGGCGCGCGGGCACGTCATAGAACCGACCCACCCAGGTGTCGAACGTCGCCCCGGTTCCCTGCACCTCGCAGTTGTCGCAGCACCACAGGTCGAAGGTCAGTAGCTCGCCGGAACTGTCGTCGGACCAGGGCAGCCGCAACACCACCTTGTGGCCGCCGGTCTCCAGCGGGAGGGTCCAGAACGTCAACCCGCACTGCTCCGGCTGCTTGCACGGCTTCATACACCGGCACAAGAATAGCCCCTGCCCCTCACCCGCCTCGGCCCAGCCGAACCCCGGCACGACGGCGGCCGCGGCCCCCTCGACATCGGCCTGAATCGGGTGCTCGCAGTGCAGAACGCGGGCCAGCTCGAGGTTGTACTCACGCGACACCGCATGCCACGGATCCGGGCAATGGTCCCAGCCCGTCCCCGAGACGTTTCGGAGGGGGCTTTCGCAGGTCGGACAACGCTCAGGCGTCTCCGAGGAGCCGTCGGTAGGTGTCGACATCGCGGACCACCTCCTCGACGATCCGCTCCTTGTCCGCGAGCACGGCCAGCACATGCTCCTCGATCGTGCCGGTCGCCACGAGGTCGATGATCTCCAGCCCCGGTCCGGCGTCCTGCCCGACGATGCGGTCCTCGGCCTGCGCGTTCTTCGCCAGCGAGAACGACCGCTGTAGGAAGACGGCGACATCCGCTCTGTCGAGCGTGATTCCTTCGCCGCCTGCACCGATCGTCGCGCACAGGAACTGCAGATCCCCGCGCTGGAACTTCGCGACCACGAGCGCGCGCTCATGATCGGGGATCGAGCCGGTGAGGAACCCGACCTCGTATCCCGCCTTCGCCAACGCCGCGCCCGTGATCTCGACGAGCTGGCGCGATTCCGCCCACACCACCGCGGGCTTGCCGCCCAGCTCCTCGGCGACCTCGAGCATCGCGTCGGCCTTGTTCGACGGCGCCTTGAGCTTCAGCGCACCGGTCTCATCCAGGTATGCATATGCACTTGCAAACTGTCGCAGGCGCGTGAGCTTCGACAGCGCGTCGGTGACGAACGTCGCGTCCCCGTTCTCCAGCTCGGCCATCATCGAGGAGCGCATCTCGTCATATGCCTTGCGTTGACGCCCCATCAGCTCGACGGTGCGCTGGACGTGGATCTTCGGCGGCAACCAGGGCATCACCATCTCGCGCGTGCGTCGCAGGAACCGCGGGTCGACGTAGCGGAACAGTTCGTCGCGCGTGTCCGGCCGCAGCCCCGTCACCTCCTCGGCGAAACCGTTGAACCCGACCGTGCAGTACCGATCGATCCAGCTCGTCTTCTGCGTCGCCTCTTCCGGCGCGATCAGGTGCATCAGCGCCCACAGGTCCGGCGGTGTGTCGAGCACGGGCGTGCCGGTCAGCGCGAACACATGCTCGGCCTCCCAGGCGATCGCCCACAGCGCGCGGGTCTGCTTGGCGCGCGGGTGCACCGCCCGGTGCGCTTCATCCGCGACCACGGCGCGGAACTTGATCGCGTTCAGCTCGCGCTCATGCACCTCGCAGCGGGCCTCGGAGGCGTCCCCGCCGTGGGACGGGCACTTCACCAGCGACACCACCGAGCCGAAGTGCTCCTGGCGCGTGTGCAGCCGCAGCGCCTCCCAGTTGATGATCCCGATGTCCGCGTGCCCGAGCCGGATCTCCTCGATTGCCTTGCGCCGCTGGGCCGCGGTGCCGCGGATGATGATGGGCGCCGACTCCGGCCACCAGCGCTCGAGCTGCTCGAGCCACTGGTACTTGGTCGAGTTCGGGACCACGACCAGGGCGGGAAGGGCGCCGAGGATCCGGAGCGCTGCGATCGACTGCGGCGTCTTGCCCACCCGCATCTCATCGGCCAGGATCGCGGCGCCCGCGGTCGCCAGGAACGCCGCCCCCATGACCTGGTAGGGCCGCAGGAACTTGAGGTCGGCCGCCTGGCGCTCGAACCGCTGGCCCAGCACGAGGTCCGGCTCGAGGCGGTCCCGCAGCTCCAGGGACGGACGCACCCGCACCCCGATCTCCACGCGCGCCCAGTCCGCCAGAGCTTTGTCTACCTCGAGGGACTCGCCGAACACCCCCCGCAGCGTCACACACGAGGCCCAGGACAGGGGCAGCACGTAGTGCGGCCCGAGCCGGTGGTCGTCCTTGTGGACGTGGTACCGCATGCCCGGCGTTGCCTTCGCGAGGTAGTTCTCCGCGTGCGGAACGTCCAGCACGATCACATCGCCAACGAGGCTGGCGGTCGCCATTGCATATCCTTTCGCCCAGTACCGGCCGACCCTATCACCCCGCTATGACACGCTTGAACAGCTCAACGTCATTCCTCGCGAGGTAGAGCATCAGGTGGCGCGCGGCGTCGTTGGCGTGACCGCCCGGCGTCGGGAAGTACCAGCCCGCGGCCTTGAGCTTCGCGTCGTCGGCGAACCGCTTCGCATCGGCCGGTGTCTGCAACACGAACTCGATGTGGTGCTTGTTCGCCATCCACCGTAGCGCCCCGATCGACTCGAGCGCGTCGTACTGCCGCGTCTTTCGCAGCGTGGCGGCGGTGACCACATACGCCTCGCACACGATCGTGGACACCGGCATCGAGGGCGCCCCCAGCATCGCCCAGATCCGATCGATCGCGTACCACGTTGGTTCCTGCATCGAGGACACCGACCCCGACCAATACGTCGCGATCCCCGTAACCTTTCCCGGATCGCAGGCGATGATCACGATTCGTCCATCCCGCGCGCAGCGCGGTAGGCGGCCTGGCGTTCGAGCACCTCCAGCCGCGCGGTGAGCTTGGCGTTCTCGGTCCGCAGATCCGCCAGCGTCACCGCGGCCACATCCATCGACGCCGCGCCGGTCGCAACGTCGCGCTCGGTCCGCAGCTTCTGCGCGGCGGCGACCACCTCGTCGGTCGAGTCGAACTCCTCGATCCCGAGCACCCGGGCCAGCTCCTCATATGCGTCGTACCACGAGCTGTCGATCTCAGACATAGGCGTCGCCCCACCTCTCCACGATCTTCTCCTCGATCGGCAACGGCACCGCGAGGTCATCATGCTCGAACGCTTCATGGATCTCGGGCAGCACCTCATCGATCACCGGGATCGGGATATCCCAGACGACCTCGTCGTGCTCGGGCAGCACCGCGAACTGCGCGATCCCCATCCGGTCGGCGTTCACGAGACCCTTCTTGAGCGCGTCGGAACCCGAACCCTGCACCAGCCAGTTTGTGCCCGCGTACGCCTTGGAGACCGGCACCCGGATCTTCCGGCCGCCGTAGGACATCAGGTGCCCGTAGCCGTCCTCCTCGCGGTCATACACCGTGTGCACCACCTTGGCGTTGAACACCGGGATCCCGGGGAACGCGGCGTCATAGCGCTCCACAAACCCGCGCCCCTCGGCCAGACCGATGTTCGCGGCGAACGCGAGCTTCTCGGCGTTGGCGCCGTAGTTGCGCGCGTGCCCGCAGGTCTTCGCGCGGTAGCGCTGGTCCGGCGTCACCGCCTCGGTCGCCACCTTGTAGACCATCTCGGCGACGAACCGGTGGATGTCGACCCCGGCGTGGAACGCCGCGATCATCGCGGCCTCGTTCGCGAAGTGCGCGATCAGCCGGGTTTCCTGCGCTTGATAGTCAGTCAGCACGATCCGGTTCCCGTCGCGCGGGATGAACGCATCCCGGACGAGCTTGAGCCGCGGGAGGTTCTGCATCGACGGTCTCGAGATCGACATGCGGCCGGTCTTCTCCGCCCCGAGCGGGTTCACATTGCAGTGAACGATGTCATCGACCGCGTAGCGTAGGAACGCGCCGAAGTAGGAGGACGTCCACTTCGAACACTGCCGTGCGCGGCGACAGTCCTGCGCGAGCGGGTGATCGATCCGTGCGAGCACCTCGTCATCGACCGCGATGTTGCCCTTCTCGGTCTTCTTGGTGAACGCCGAGGCGAACCCCTCGGCTTCGAGCTGCATCCGGATCTGAGTGGTGGACAGGATGTCGAGTCCCGGCCACCGCGCGCGGATCTCCTCCAGTTCGCCGGTCAGCTCCTCGTACTGCTTCTCGCAGTAGACCGGGTCGATGCGGGCGCCGCGCTGCTCCATGTCCAGCAGCACCCAGGTCACGTCGCGCTCGAGGTCATAGGCGTCCCGGTAGGGCTGGATCTTGGGCCACAGGTGCTCGATCACGCGCGCGGTGAGCACCGTGTCCATCGCGCCGTAGAGCCAGTAGGTCTCAAACGTCTCCGGGACCGTTGCCCAGTCCCAGCCGTTGTGCTTCATCGCTTCCTTGAGCATGACCTGGGATTGGTCCGAGCCGGAGGCGAGGTAGAAGTTCGCCGCGGGCTTGAGCGCCTTCGGCCCGTGGGAATCAAACAGGTGCGCCATCGTCATGCCGTCGTGCACGAGGTGACGGTCGACCGTCAGCCCGTCGCGCTCGAGGAACGACACGTCGAACTTCCCGTTCCACGAACCGAGCGGCCGGTCATAGATCTCGAGCGCGTGGCGCACCACACCGCGCCAGTCCCGGTACGGGATCGCCCACCCGGTCTCCGCATCGCCGAACTGCGCGAGCCGGATCACATCGCGGTAGGGATCGAGGCCAGATGTTTCCAAGTCAAAGGCGAGGATCGGGCGCCGCTCCGACAGCCACCGCAGGAACGCCTCGACCTCGGTAACCGAATCGACCAGCACCAGCTCGGTCATGGAATGAGAGACGGCACCTGGTCCGCTAACCCGGGAAGTTGTTCTCTGCGGCCTGGGCGAGAACCGCGCGCGAACCCGAGGGCTAGGCAGGTGCCGTCTCTATGCTGCGTCGAAGCATACATGAGCTACCGCCCAAGGATTCGTTGAACCTGCGTCTTGGAGAGTTCGGTCGACTTCGCGATCCGATCGTAACTCAACGCCTCGTCCTGTGCGTTCGCCATGCGGATCATGTCGACCAGCTTGGCGTAGTCCAACCGCCGTTTCTCCTCGTCCTTGCGGACCGCTGCCGACTGTCTCGCGAGATCTTTCTCAGTTACCGTCATATGGTCCCCTTCGGGTCAGGTCGTAGACATCGGGGCTGTCGGGCTTGGCGGTGACCGTCGCGACCGACGGCGAGATGTAGACCGACCCGAGCTGACGGACCTCGACGATGTCGGAGATCCCCAACGAGAGCGGGACCGCTTCCGGCGTCCCGTTGGCGATAACGCACGCATCGATGATCGCCGACCCGATCCCGGATGCCAGAATGTCCACGACGGTGCCCTCGATGAACGTGATCTGGTACACCGGCCATTCCGTCATCCGCGGCATCACTCCGGTCCCAGCGCGTCGCGAGCTTTCACGAGCTTCTCGCGCTCCTCGAGCAGATCCTTCTTGTCGATCTCGAGCTTCTGGATCTTCACGTCGACCTTCTGGATCTCCTTCTGCAGCCGTTCCTCGATGCTTGCCCGTGGCATGGTCATGCCTCCTTCTGCTCGTCGTTCGGTACCGTATCAGACACGGTGTGATCGATCTCCCGGAGGTTGGCGTAGAGCTGGTAGACGCTATCGGACTCGGTCATCAGCTTCCCCAGCGCAAGCTCCAGCTCCCCGGCCTCGGCGGTGTTCATCACCACCACGACGATGTCCTCGTCCTGACTCACCAGCATCATTCGTCTTCCACCATCCCGATCACTTCGATCTCGGTCGAGTCCCAATCGACCGGCAGCCCGAGGTGTTCCCGGGTTGCCTTCTGCGCGGTGTGCAGGAACCCCGACGACGAGCGCCACCCGCATCCCGAGCAGGTCATAGTCCATAGGCTCTCGGAGAGACCGCCGTCTCTCTCGCCGTTGCCGATCTGATAGGTGGCACTCACCGTCACCCGGTGCAGCGTCGGCCCCTTCTTCTTGCCGAACATCTAGTGCTTCACCGTCTGGTGGTGCGCGAGACCGCCCGGCGTCGTGAACACACGCCCGCACTCATCGCAAACGTATCCAGATTCTGCAGCTCGCTCGGAGAGCATCTCGTCGTGGCGCTTGCACACATCGATCTCGACGTGCGCGACCGCCGGACGGTCCTTCGGGCAGATGTCGCAGATCACCACTTCGAGCAGCTTCGTCGTCATCGCTTCTCCTTCGGGTTCGGGTACCAACGGTGCCAGCCCTTGGCGATCAGGCGCTCGGCCCACTCCTCGTAGCCATCGCCGGAACCTCTCAGTGCCGCGTAGCCGTCGCGGTCCGGTGTCTGCAGCACGGTCGCGCCGCGGAACCAGGCGATGTACATCCGGATCTTCATCACGTCTTCCTCACCTTCAGTCGCTGGAACAACACGTTGCGCGCGTTGCGCTTGAGCAGCGAGGCGCCGCCCCAGCCCTTGAGGTCTTCGACCATGTAGCCGTCGGCGTAGCGGTACCCGCGAGTGAACATGAACGGTGCGTCCTCGTCGACACCCGCCGGAACAAGATCGCTCCGCTCGGTCCGACACCGCATGCACTCGAGCGCCACGCGGTAGCACTGCAGCCCGTCGGGTCGTTCGACCGTCACGAGCTGGATCTCCCAGGCGTGCCCGAGCGACCGGCACTTCAGGTGCTCGGTCGGCATCTCCTTGAACGCTTTCGCTCTCTTGGTCATGTGCCCTCCTTGGGACGTTCGCGGAGCTTGCGATCCAGCTCCTGGTCGTGCTCGATCTCGACGCGCTCCGCCACGAGCGCCTCGTCTTCGGCAAGGTCCGCATCCAGGGCTTGCCTGTTCCCGAGCGCGGGTGCGTTCGGGTCTACACCACCTGCGCGGAACGCATCGGCCAGCGCGTCGAACGTGTACCACGGCACCTTCGCGCCGGACGCGTAGGCGTCCTGTACGCGTTGCTTGTCGGCGTCTTGCAACATCAGCAGCGCGATCGACATCACCGTGATCTCGGCTTGTCTATCCACGGCGAGGCTCCCTCTTCCAGTCCAGGATGTAGGGGAACGGCGTCGCGCCCGGCTCGGTGGGATCCCCGAGATCCTTCACGGGCGCGAGACGCTGCTCCAGCACCTGCACGGCCTGTTCCTCGAGAGCCGCATAGACGGTGACCTCGAACGTATAGCGAACTCCGTTTGGTACTCCCATCGCCATCACAGCCCCCGTTCCTTCATCTCGGTGTCCACCTTGTCGTGCATCCCGAGCGCTTCCACCTTGGTCAGCACGCCCTTGCGGACCAGCAGGAGGATCAGCTCAAGCAGAAGCAGCCGTGTGTACGTGGACTCCAGATTGGTCGCCTTCCGTGCCATCACGCCTCTTTCCGGTAGAGACCGAACAGTACGTAGCGCCAGTTGATCTCGTCGGGGAAGTCGGGCAGACGTGCGGGCGGAGGATCCCGGAACTGTGCCGCCGGACCGCCGAACGAGACGAAACGCATCCGCCCCATCTCGGCGTGTCCGAGGTCTTCGTTGCGGTACACGGCGACGCCGTCCCCGCGCGCGACCCACTGATCGACCATGCTCTTCGCACCGCTCACCCACTCCTCGTCGCCGTCGGCCTCGACGCGGAGCAGCTTCGTGAGCCGTGCTCGTGAGAGATTCTCCATCGCGTTTCCTTCCAGAAGGAAGGAGGGGCGGGGGGTCTGACAGCCCCGCCCCTCCCGCTTGTTAGACCTTGACCAGGAGCTTCTCCAGCTCCGCCAGGACGCGAGCGTCCTCCTTGGCGATCGAGCCGGTCAGCGCCGCCTCGCGGTTCCGCTGGACGACGCTGCCGCCGCGCGCTCCCTTGACGTGGTGCTCGTAGGTGTTGAACGCCTGCAGGACGCCGAACGCGGTGCCCTTCCAGGGCGCGACGCGGTCGTCGTTCCGGTAGAGCGCGAACAGCGCATCCTGCTTGTTGAGTGCGAGGGTGCGCTTGCGGCCCTCTTCCTCGGGCAGCGGCGCGATCACGTCGAGCAGCTTGGCCCAGATCTTGTCGTCGACCTCGGTGTTGCAGAGGCGGGCGACCTCGGCGGAGAAGTCGTCGGCCGTCGAGTAGACGATGCCGAGTGCTTCGCGCGCGTCGGTGATCCGGCCCAGGCTGTTCGTCGAGTGCTTCAGACGGAACACACTCCCGGTCTCGTTGAGTCCGGCACGAAGCGTGTTGTCGCAGACCGGCAGCGTGACCGCGGGCTTGTAGGTGGTCGCGAGCGATCCGTCGAACGACGTGCACGCGATCAGGTGCGGACGGAACTCGACGCCCTCCGGCGTGACGATGTTGTCCGGCACCTCGACCGAGACCCACGCCTGACCGCGGCGCTTGAGCAGCCCGGCCGATCCAATGGAAAGCTCGGCGTCCAGGATCGATGCGACGTTGTCGAGCAACCAGGGCTTGTACTGGTGCGCCCGGTAGCCGTCGGCGAAGATCCCGAGGACGGAGCCGTCGTCGTTGGCGGAGATCGCCTGACGGTTCGGGATGGCGACGAACTCGCCGTTGCGGTTCACGTAGACCGGCTCGGACTCGGCCTCCCAGTTGAAGAGGCGCCGCTCGACGTCTTCGACGGGGATGGCCCCCGCGTAGTGGTTCGGCTCGTCGCCCTGCAGCGCCTCCTGATAGTGCCACGCCTCACCGCGCTTGTCGGTGAAACCGATCAGCGTCTGGGTGTTCAACCACTCTGCCGTTTCCCTGCTCATTCCCGTCCCCTTTCGTGGGATCGTTCCGTACCAGGTACGTTACCACCCGGGTCTGACAAGCGACCATCCGAGGGCCACGTCATCCATCGCCGGGGACATCCCGTTGCGGTACTCCCACCAGGTGAGCGCGACCAGCGCCGCGATGCTCAACAGCGTCACGGCGATCGCCACAGCCAGACCTCGTCTCGTCATCAGTTCCCCTCCTCGTAGCGTCCGGCTGGGTCTCTCTTTCGGCGAAGCCCGGCTCCGTCGTATATCGCGTGGTGATGCGAGCAGAGACGCATGTATCCGTTCTCGGGAGCCGGACCTACGTAGAACGGGCCTCGATCTGGATCTATGCGAACGAACTCCACCGGAGCGTCATGCCTGAAAGCAACATGAAGCCGCTTCACACACGTCCCATCCGCCATCGAACACGGTTGGTCTTTCAGCACGATCCGTGCCCGGTAGTGAGCTGCCCCGTACGTAATCTCTGTCCCCTTGTGGTTCTGGTGGTCCGCTCCTCGCAGCGGGTTGCGAGGCCCGTAGAGTCCACCCTGTCTCCCTCCCTCGGACATCCGTTCCCGAACGCAGGAAGCACGGCCACATGTCCGCGCGTTCCTCGTCTTCAACGGACGCCCGCAGACGGGACACATCACTCGTCGTCCTCGTACTGGACGAACGAATGCAGGTGGAGTCCGTCAACGATCTCTCCGACCGTCTTCGTCATCCCGTTGGGCATCTCGATCCGGTCCTCCCAGTCCCCGGCGTTGGCCTTCTCGATCGCGGCCTCGCACGTCGGCACGAAGTCCAGCGAGACCGGCGGGAAGTGGTTCGAGCGGAGGTTCCACTCGAGCGCGGCCCGCAGCGAGACCTGCCCCTCCGACACCGCTCCGGCCATACCGATCGCGTTCATGTTCCCCATCAGATTGCCTCCTTGTGGTCGACGACGTACAGATCCTCCAGCGTGAAGTAGCCGAGCTGCAGCGCGACGATGATCGCGCGTGTGGTGGTCGTGACCCGCAGCTTCCAGCGGATCTCGCACAGGTGCTTCTTGATCGTCTTCTCCGACAGGAACAGCTCAGTCGCCGCGCCTCTGGCGCCGATACGCCCGACCGCGACGAGTACCTCGATCTGGCGTACCGTCAGCGTCTCGGAGCCAAGCGAGATCACGATGTCGCCCCGCACGCCGCATAGAACCGGTCCCGATCGAACGACCTGTTGCCGCTGGGTGTGAATCCCGTGGTCACCTCAAGAGCATCCGCCACGGCTCTGACATCCTTGAGCCACTGCTCCAACGCCGCCAGCTTTCCGGCACGGTACTCGTGGGCCTCGGGCTTGGTGTCCGGTTTGGACTGCGCGAACGCGTCCGCGATCCGGTACAGATCCTTGCGCGTGGTCGTCATGATCTCCCCGTCGTGTAGGAGCTTCGCTCTCCGCAGGTCGAACAGGTCCGGACCCGTGCACGGCCGGATTCCACGTTCCACGGACCCCAGGTGTGCTCCGTCGGCCGTGTGATCGCCGCGGCCGGGAGCGGGCCGTCTACGCGCACCCACCCCCGGCGTGTCAGGTACTCCAGACCTGTGCACATCGTCATCGAACGCGCACCACCCCGGGCGGCAGCGTCTCGCGGTCGGAGGCAAGCCACCGAGCCGTGATGCGGTCGTTGATGATGTCGGCGACCGCGTCGATCGACTCGAACGAGGTCGTAGGTTCAGATCCTTCGCGCCAGACGATCCGCCCGCCGTGCTTGATCTGCCACCTCGCGGCACCGGCTGCGCCGATCAGCGCCGCCGCGAGGTGCGCGTCAACCGTGGCCGCGACGTAGCGGCCGGTCTCGTCGTGGATCTTGAAGCTCGGTGTCCCTGCCATTAGCTTGTCTCCTTCGCTCGGCGTGCTCGCTCGGCGTCCAGCTCGCGGATGCGGGCGCTGTAGCACCCGCCGCGGTTGCGTCCCTGCAGCCGGTACACGGCCGACCACAGGTCGTTGAACGTCATCGTCGTGACGTCCTGGATCTCGTCGCGTTCGCGCGCCTCACCTTCGAGGCGGCGCGAGACCGCGGCCGTGTTCTGTCGGCGGCGCGCCATCACAGCTTCCCCGCGCAGACCGGACCCATCGCCCGGGCGATCGACTTCTCCTTGGTGAGCGTCCGGCCGCACCGCACGCAGGTGCCGTACAGGGCGCCGAACTCCTCGGCCTGCTCCAGCGTCATCCGGTCGGCGGCGGTGAGCTTGCGGACGACACCGGGCGCGTAGTCGAACACGATCTTGCCGGGCGCCACGATGTCGCCCTCGTCGTCGCGCTCCGGCTCTTCCACGACCCGGAGCTTCTTCGCGTACTGGTTGCCGGAGCCGTGGATCGCGTGCTGCACCTTGAAGATCTCGCCGTCCTTCAGGTACATCCCGTCCTCCAGCTCGACCGGAGCGGCGGACGTACGCGAGACCTTCGGGAGCTTGAGCAGATCGTCAATCAGCTTGGACGCCTCGCGCTTGTTCAGCTCGGCCAACGGGATCGCGGGCACGATGTCGCGCTCGTTCAGCAGCTTCTGCGCGAATGCGATCTGCTTGTCCGAGGGCGGCACGAACGCGGGCGCGACCGGTGCCGCGGGAACCGTGGAGGTGACCCACGCCGGACGCACGGGCGCGTCCTCGAGCTTGAACAGCTCGGGGTAGGAGCGCACCTGCGTGTCCCACCAGTCGGTCGCGTCGCGGTAGCCGTAGTTGGCGCCGAACTCACGGTGCGCCGCGAACGAGTCCGCGAGGCTGTCCAACGTGGTCGACTCGATACGCGAACGGACGCGGCCGAGTTCCTCGAGCTTCTTCGCAGACGTAGCCATCTAGCGATACCTCCCGTTTCCCTTGAACCCCGGTTTGCTGACGGTGATCTTCAGACCGCGCTCCTTGGCGACGGCCTTCGCGCGCTTGAGGAATGCGGCGTCGCGACCGCGGTACGTCATCGAAGACTGTCCCGGCGCGTAGAGCGTGATGTCGTAGGTCTCGGTCATCAGTTCTCCTTGCTCCACTTGCCGAACTCACCGGGCACGGGGCGGTAGCCCTCGCGGTGCAACTGATCGGTGTGCTCGTTCATCGCGTCCTGCCAGTCGCGTGGCTTCTCGACGATCTCCTCCTCGCGGGGGCCGGAGTAGCAGGAGTGGCAGGTCGGGACGGCGGTCTGGTCAGCCATCCGGATCGGTGCGCGAACTCCGCAGATCGTCTCGCGCCAGCCGTTGTCGATGTAGCGCAGGTGGGTCTTCGAGCCGCTCACGGTGCGAGCAAGTTCGACGCCGAGGCGCTCGTTGACCGAGGAGTCGTAGGTCTTGGTCTTCTTCTCGTCCATGCCCATATCGTACCAGGTACGGTACGCCCCGGTGGGAGGTTCAGTGTTCGCCCAGGTAGCACGGTACCGTCCCCGGACCGGGTCGGCAACCCGTTGCTGCCAAACAGCTCTGACCCCTACACTCCAGGGATGAGATGCCGCCAATGCCAGGAGCGCAAGGCCCAGGACCGGTACAGGGGTCTATGCAGGCGGTGTTACGACGCCACGCCCCATCGCCCCTACGTGGCCCAGCTTCCCGAGTGCGCCACCGATCCCTCACATGGTCGGCCCTACGCCCATGGCGTGTGCAAACGGTGCTACGCGGCCACTCAGCGCCGAGCGCGGGGGATCGCCCCCCGTCCACACCTGGGACTTGCGCGGTTCTCGATCGCAGACACCGGCTGCTGGATGTGGGAGGGCAGCACGAACGGGGCCGGATACGGAACGGTCTGGTTCAGGGGCCGAACGACATCCGCACATCGAGCCGTCTACATCGAGCACGTCGGGGAGATCGGTGACCTCGAACTCGACCACCTCTGCGGGGTCCGAGGTTGCGTCAACCCCGACCACATGGAACCCGTGACGCACCTTGAGAACAGACGGCGCGGAGGAGATCCGCACTTCGCCGAAACATCCGTTTGACCAACGGTCACGGACCTTCCCCTGCAGGTCAGCGCATCGTCCTTTCATCATCGCGAAGCCAAACAACCAGGTAGACCCGTGTCAAGTCTTTCGTGTTTGGCAGACGAGCTGCAGGTCACAGCTTTGCGAGTGATCGTTTCAGCAGCTCATCGGCTGTTTGGCAGGAGGGCCATTCTTATACTGGTAGGTGCAGGACGAAACACTGACAACTGAAGAGAGGAGGTGAACAGGATGAAGACCCTGGCACCTGAAGCCGTCTGGTGGTGTCCCACAGACGGAGCGGAGGTGGTGAGCACAAGCCGCCCACCATGTCCCCGCGACCCGATCCACCAGCCCGTGTCGGTGGGCTGGCGAGTCGGCTACTGCCGAGCGAACTACTCGTGGTACTCGACCGCCGAGCGCGCGCGCACCGACAGGCGCTGCAAGAAGTAGCCCGGGAGGGCCGGGGGATCACTCCCCCGGCCCCCACCACTAGGAAGGATACAGCGATGGCTCGAGACACCCAGCGCCAACGCGTCTACAACGCCGAGCACTCGATCCGCAAGGATCCGATCGGCACCGGCAGCATGGACGAGGTCACTGCGTTCACTGCTCAGGTGGTCGGCTCGTCGTGGTGGCGCAAGCGCAGCACGACCCGCGTCGTCCAGGTCAAGGACGGTCGTGGTCGCGTCAACGCCTGTGCCTACGGGAACACGATCAAGCTCCCGCGGTGGGCGCGATCGAAGATGGTCGTGCTGCATGAGCTGGCGCACATTCTGCAGTCAGGCGACGCACCACACGGTCGCGAGTTCGCTGCGGCGATGATCGCGCTCGTCGATCGGTTCGGAGATCCGGGAGACGGCGAGCTACTGCGCGCCGCCTTCGCGGAGAAGCGAGTCCGGTGGCGCGGTGGGACACCACCGATCATCCGGACGAAACTGCCCGAGTCGTTCTGTGCGGGATGCGGTCGCGGATTCCCGAAGCCACCACCGTGGCGCCTCGCAGCGAGCCTCGGCACCTCGAGGTTCTGCACAAAGCGATGCGCCCAGCAGTGGTTCGCTGCTCGGCTCAAGCGAGTCGACTACGCCGCTGCGATCCGCGGATAGGATCCCGAGCGGGGGGAACGGTGGCCGGGTCGCGTCCGGTGCGCCGCCCCCCGCTTCTTCACGGGATCAGCTTCATCGCGATCCAGATCAGGCCGACCGCCACGATGCCCCACAGCACGATCGACAACAGCAGCAGCCCGATCACGAGCAGCATGTTCAGCGTCCCTCGCGAGACAGACCGCAGGAACCGGCGGCCCCGGCCGCTCGGCGTGTGTCGTCCTCGGTAGTTGTCCATCTCGCCGACCCCAGACACGAGCGAACCCCCGACCGGAGTCGGGGGTTCGCGTCCTACCCGCCGAGCGAGCGGGATCTATTCTCCGCCCTCCGGCGCGGGGACCGGCTCTTCAGGAGCTGGCTCCGGCTCCGGCGGCGTCTCACCCGGTGCAACACCGGGCGGCAGTCCTTGTCCCGGGGCTTCCGTCGGCTCGCCATCTGGCATCGGCTCGTCCGGCGCATCCGGGTCCATCGGTGGCGTCTCCACCATGATGTCGCTCATCGAGATCTCCCTTCACTCGGCTCGAGCACACCGTAACACTTCAGCCCTCGTGGATGTCTTCGCGGCCACACGTCGAACACACGCTGGTGTGTTTGCCCGCGGCGCGCGTTCCGTTGTCTCTGCGGTCCTGCTCTTCTTCGCGCGTACGTACCCGCTCGATCGCGAGCTGCACCGCGTGCTCGCCTCGCTTCTGTCCGTCGTCCTCCTCGAGCAGCTTGGCGATCGCCGGACGACCCTTCCTCTGCTCGAGCGCAGGCGCGACGATCTCCTCTTCCTGTCGCCGGGTGATGTTCCGAGGGCGTCCTTGGGGCTTCTTCCTTTTCCCACGTTGGGAAATCCCCTTGACGTCCCGACCGACAGTTGAGGTGCCCACCTGTAGTGCTTCTGCGATCTTCGGCATCGACCAGTCGTAGTCCGCGTACAACGCCCTAGCGATCCGTTTCCTGTCCGACGATGTCAGGGTCTTCTGTCCGATGTTCGAGGCGATCGTGATCTTGAGTCGCCGAGCATCGGCCTCGTCCCCGTGCCCGATCTGCACCGTCTTCATCACGGGGTCGATGCCCAGTTCGGTGGCGATAGCGAGTCGTCGGTTACCGATGAGGATGACACCGCGCTCGTCCTGCAGACCGGGAAGCTCGGGGATCCATCCGAAAGCCTGCAGCGACTCGCGCAGATCTTCGGCGCTCTCCCCGGTCTCACGGAAGTGCTTCATGTCACGGATGTTCTTGGCGAATCCCTCGACGGGTTCGCCGTCCGACGCAGCGACCGTCCCCATCATCGGATCGAAGTAGCCTTCGAACCTCTCACGGGGTAGCACGCGCTGCAGCTTCCTTCTGTTGAGCTTGATGTCGTCGAACGGGACAGCGAGCTGGTAGGTACCGTCGCCGTTGTCGAGGTACTTAGAGATCTTCTCCAGTGCCCGCTCGATGATCCACTCAACCGCCGCGCGATCGCTGCGAAGATGTTCGAACTTCTTAACCCGGTTGACGTCGCCGTGGTTCGGATGCGTGTACGTCGACGCAAGCTCCGAGACGGAGAGGGCATGATCTGCCCTCTCCAGCTCGGTAGCGACGTGACGCACCGGAGAGTGAAGATCCAGTGCGTAGCTCATCGCCTCAGCCCTGCGCCTTCAACAGCGCCTCGAGCACCGCGATCGCGTTCCGAACGGTCTCGGCGTGCGCCGCCGCCACCTTCGGGTCGGTCTCGACCAGCTCGTGCTCACGGCCCGCGAACTTCGTCACGAACCCCAGGTGCTGACGGAGCTGACGAGAGACCGGCGGCTTGCGCGAGCCGGTCAGTTCGTGCTCAGCGATCCGGTCCCCGAGATCCACGCGCTCCTGCGCGAGGTACTCGAGAGCACCGGAATCCGAGCCGGACTCGCGCGCGGTCTTGGCGGTCGCGATGATCTCGCTCGCGTTCAGACCGGCGTCAGCCGACAACAGCGCCAACTCCTTGAACGGCACGTCGTTGAGGTTCAGAACGTCCTTCGCTCCCAGTGCGCGAAGCGATGCGCCCTTCAACGAACCGTTGTCGTCGAGACCGACGTGCTGCAGCTTCTTGGAAGCGTCGATCTCCTTCTTGACCGCCGTCACGCTCGCGGGCTTCAAGCCGATCGCGCGTGCGATCTGCTCGGGCGTGACTCCCCGCTCGATGAACGACGCCGTCACAACCCGTGTTTCCCTGGCCGTCAATGACGTGCCGTGATTGGCGTTCAACGTCGCCGCCAGGATGTACAGGT